CGTATTCTTGTTTAAATGCAAAAGAACTTAAACTCTTTCTTGCACCTTCAATCTCTTCCGGATCAATCAAGGGATTGTCTTTGGTAGTGAAGTGCCAAGACTTCCAATCTGCGTCTACTTCTTCCAGACCGATATTGTACATATCGTAAAACCAGTTGCGTCCCTTCGGTGTACCAATAAACAGGGCAGACCCTTTTTTATCAGAAAGAGAAGCACGTAAGACCTTTTCCCAAGTTTCTGATTTTATGTCAGCGACCTCGTCTAGCACTAAATACGTTAAACTGACACCACGAAGGGTATCAGGACGGTCAGAGCCACGAACATAAATCTTTGCACCGTTTACTAATGTGATGTCCATGTTGTTAACGTGGGAAGACGCAATCACTTCTCTTCCTAAGTCCATAAGGACATCCCAAATAATCTGTCTTGCTTGTCCTTGCGTTGGAGCTACGTACATTACCGCAGAACCTTTAGGACACTTTAAACCTTCAACAATCAAACTGATGGCAGATAATCTTGACTTACCACACCTTCGTCCAGCGACAATGACTTTGAATCGTGTAGGATCTTTGTAGACCTCTTGCTGCCAAGGCAGTAGTTCAAAATCAAGCTTCATCTATGTCCACCACTTCATCGACATAATCAGAAGCAGTTTCTATCTTAGCTTCACCAATACCAGTGATGTTAATCTGAATAGCACTACGCTGTCCTTTAGCATCTTTTTCAAACATGGACAATGGTAGGATTCTATCCATCGCCATCTTTAATGCAGCCATCTGTCCGGGATGGTCATCGTTCTGACCAATCTGGATAATCTTTTCAATGACAGCACTACCGCTTGTTCCTAAGAGTCTTTGTTTAAATTCTGCTAGTCTGCCAGTATCGTTCTTAGGACGACCCATTGGTAGTTTAGCTTTTTTCAAATCCTCTTTGCGAGGACGACCCATCTTAGCTTTTTGTTTTACGACAATATCAGTCATTGTTCTTTCAGGTTATTGCTTTTTTTAAGCAGCCCTACATTACTTTAAAGTTTACTTAAGGGAGTATTTCTTTATAAGTTGTTTTTCTTAGTAAGTAATTAACAATATAAGTTAATTCACTAATTAAGTTAAAAACATCCTTAGTGCTTTTAACGAACAAGATTCTCCTTAGATACTATTATAACACTTTGTTGTCCCTTTGTCAATACCTTTGTCATATTTATTTTAGTATGTCTTCTCTTAGTAGGTCCTTCGGACAGCACACCTAGGACATCTTTGTTAGCCCTTCGGGTGAGCATCTCCGACAATCACTTAAACAACACTTATCCGTATTACTTTAATGGGGACACAGTCATTACTAAGATGTTGATTCTTAAGGATAACTTCTTTGTCACGTTAGAGGCTACTTTCTTTGCTTTTTAGTAACTTTAGAGCATTAGGTTCTTTTTTCTTTTTAGGAATCTTTGTGGGTACCGTTAAAGAATTCTTTGAAGTTCACCCATCCCCCCGTCAAAGGATAGTGAGCACTCACTTCGGTAGCTCTAAAGCCTAAGAAGGACTCCGAAGGCTTGGAGCCTGTACCATTAGAGGAGTGTATAGGGCTAGTTAGTACCCTACAAAGCAACTAGGGAGCACTGGGACAAAATAAGTAACAGGGGAGAACTTCAAAGAAACTACCGAGCAACACGACAACCACGTAGGAATCGATTAGAGAGCCTCTGAGACGTTTTCGCCTGTGTTGATGTCCTAACGCATTCCGTTGGCGATCTCTAGAGTTCCAGTAACTAAAAGGCTTGCAGGGTAATAGATTTTCTTAATTGGTCTCATAGTTAAATACAATCGAAAAAAAGCATGAAATTGTCAGAAATCGCTTGACGAGTTCAGAACAACAGTTCACAGTAGAGCCTAGCAGTAAACGAAGTCCGAATTTAACTTAAAGGAGTATTTAAAATGATTGAAATCAAAGGTTTTAAAAGCAACAACCCAAGTGCTCGAAACACAATGATTTGTGTGTACGAAAAAGACGGACAGCGTTTTGTCCGCATTCGTAGAGTCAATTACAAGGTTGTGTCTGAAGTAGTCACAGACCACGGAAACAGCACAAACACATTAACAATGACTTTGCAGAACGGAACTATTGTGGAGATTGGTAGAAACATGAGAACCAACGTAGCCATCTACAAATATATCAATGACGTAAACTACCGCTAATCTAAAGGACTAATACAAATGAAAACAACTAAATCAGATTTCTGCCTATCCTTCCTCAAGAAGGGTGCAGTAATTCCAGCCAGTCTTATGCCTGACACAACAGACGAGCACGGCTTGAGCTTCTCTTATGACGCTCCAAGCGGTTCCAACTTCATTATCTACATGGATAGACAAGGCAGATTCTCAGCAGAACGCTTTGAAGCCGTAGAAGGTGAGTGGGAACTGGTCGAAGGTTACAATCACAACGAGGCGAAAGCCATCGCACTACAAGCAGGTATCATTTACCCACGTCAAATCAAGGAGACAGCATGAAGAACTGGCAAGCGTTGGCGATCTTAATCGCTCTATTGGTAACAGCTCAGCTCGTGTGGTATCTTACTGGGAAGGGTATTATCTAGGCTAACTGAAGAGGCTTTATGAGCCGAAACCCTGTGAAGGGTCTTAGTCAAATCTGAATTTAATTGAAAGGATTCACCATGTCACAATCTGATTATTTCCGTGGAGTAGAAACCACAACAGCACGCAACCACGACGGGGCTTTAGTTGGCTACTATCGAGGAACTCCAGTAGCTCAACAGCTCGGCAACGTCATCACGCTGAACACTGGAGGCTGGAGAACACGCACTACAAAGGTAAGAATGAACCAGTTCGCAAACAACTTTGTAGATCGTTCCTTCAGTGTCTTTCAGCTCAAAGGGTCTTGGTTTGTCATTATCCGCAAGGAAGGCAAACTACTACCCTTCTTTGATCAATCAATCACTTTTGAGGTGTAATTATGAGAGAAATTAAACTACATTCAGGCAAATGCGAAGTTCTAAAACGCTTGCCGTCGAGCATCAACGGAAACCCTAGATACTTGGTAAGTATTGACGGCAAGACATGCAAAACACCTGTGGATTCAACACACGGATACGGGATAACCAACTACGACGGAAAAGAAGTAAACGCAACCATTGGCATTCATTACGGAGTGCCAACCCTTGACACTATTTGGAGTAAATAAAATGAAAAAATTCAGAATAGAAGCTAGTTACACAACTTATTTATTTTTAGAGGTGGAAGCCGAAGATTATGCACAAGCTAGAGATAAAGCTAATGGAGCCGATGGAGGAGACTTTAAAGACTCAGGTTTTAGCGATTGGCAAATTGATAGCGTGGAGGAATTATGAAACATATTATAGAGATTGATTTAAAAGAGGGTCAGAGCGTTCCAACTGCCGACGATATAGCGAGGCTCACTGATCCCGATTGGATAGCGTCGTGGTGGCATATAGAGGACGTGAAGGAGCAATACTTAGGCGATGGAGAATACAGCGAACTCACCGACGAAGAAGCCCGAGAAGTGCTTAGGCTTGCTGATAAGTATCACGACTGCGAACAAGGTCTCAACTGGGAAGTGCTCGACTCTTGGGCTGAACAAGTCAGAGGATTACGAAAGGAAACAGCATGAACAATAATCTAGATTTAGCTTATACAGTCGACCTATTGAGACGCTTAACAGTATCAATGGAGACCTACTTAAACAATGATAAATGGGACGGAAGCGACACAATAGACACAGAAATAAAGGAAGCCAATACGTTGATTAAAAAGTATTCTAAGAGGGTAAACAATGAAGCCAAAACAATGTAAGTGTGATCCTTACTATACTTGTAAGGCTTGCCGTAAGGCTAACATATACACCTACGAAGAGATAGGCTCTATGCTAGGGGTCAGCCATCAAGCAGTTTGGGAGATAGAGAAAAGAGCTATACGAAAGTTCAAAAACAATTTACAATTACTTGGATACAATTCACTGGAGGAATTATTATGATGTCAATGCACGATAGATACTATGAGCCTGAAGACGACGACAGCGACGATTTAGACGAATGGGTAGCGGACTGGATTCGCTTTGAGAGTCGAGAAGGTGGAAAGATACACCCACAAAGCGAGCAGAACTTTGCCGAAGCTCTAGGGGAGCTAGGAATGAGGGAAGATATAGCACAATGGGAAGACTGCACCGAAGCAGAAAAGGCTCAGATTACCGCTTACTGGCTCGACATGGGTGAGCAATTGGGAACTGATGCATTCTATGACCGCAACGACTAAGGATTTCACAATATGAAATATGAAAGCAATTACTATTGCAACGGGTTCGGCTTTGACTGTTATCAGGAAGCCAAGCGATACGCTGATTTTATGCTGGAATGGAAACGCATGTATAAATGCGTCTTCACTAAGGCTGAGATGAATGCTATGAAAGAAACTGACGTACAGACCTATTTTGATTTTAAGAAAATACAGCGTCTAGGAGGCGAAGACGAGAAAAGTGAAGGCTAGGTATCAACTGCATTATAAAAACGGCTAAAAAGCCCCTTAAAATCGATTTAAAAAGGATTTAAAATGAGATGCTATTGTTGCAATAAAGCGTTGTCCGATTACGAAGCGACACGCAAAAGCGTAACGACTGGTAATTTCTTAGATATGTGCAATAAGTGCTATGGTTCAATTTCAGGCGATATATTAGCCATTGAACGAACAGACCTAAGACACGACGATGAAGACGAAGAGTTTCACGATGTAAAAAAAGACGATTATTTCACTATGTGGGAAGACAAACCTTTAGAAGATTAAATTTATGCACTATAATACTATGGAGTAAGACACTAAGGATGTATTACTTATATGTTATAACTATTATTGTTATAACTATATATGTCTTAACTTATAAGTATAGTAGGGCTTCAACAAAAATGGAGAACACTATGAACGAAGACAGATTCACCTCACAAAATGCTTGGTATCACTTTGTCCTTGATGACATTGTCGATGCAGTTAGACTACACGGCTATGAGGTCGTAATGAAAGACATTGCAGACCGATACAACGAAACACTTACTCACGTTGAGCATTTTCATGAGTAGTCAATTTATTAAACACATACCATGCACTAAGTGTGGGTCAAGTGATGGCAATTCGATCTATGATGACAATCATGAATACTGTCACGTATGTCAAACCTATATTACTGGTGATGGTGAAGTAACTAAACAGAAAATTAAACCAATGCGGAACTTTACAAACTATGACAATCTTTCTAGCAGTTCTATCAGTGATCGTGGCATTACTTACAATACTGCGTTAGCCTACGGAGTCAGACAAGATGATACGAATCATTATTATCCTTATTATGATGCTGACAATTCCCTCGCTGGTATCAAAGTGCGTGGTGTCGCAGATAAATCCTTCAGTATTCAAGGTGACTGGAAAGCCACTACCTTATTTGGACAAAATAAGTTTCCTAAAGGTGGTCGCAACGTTACCATCCACGAAGGCGAATTAGACGCTCTGGCAGGCTTTCAGATGGCAGGTAGTAAGTATCCCCATGTCTCAGTTAAAAACGGAGCCAGTGCCGCT